GCGATGCCGCCGGTGGGGTGGCGGATGAAGCGTTCTACCCATGGTTCCGCGCGGGAATATGGCGGGTTCATCCAGACGACGCCGGCCCATGGTGCGGTCAGGCCATCCTCGACCGCGGTCAGGAATGTCCGCGCCGGGCAGGTGCGGTATACCGCGTTCACTGGCGCCGATACGTCGACATCGAATGTGATGCCTGCGGCCTCGAATATCCACGGCGGCGTGTACCACTCGTCCGTGGTCAGCGGCACCCGTTGCCCCCCCGTATCGAATAGACCATCCTGCCGCGCGCAGGGATCACGATCGGCGGCGGGCGGTTGCCGGGCGCGGATGGTCGACACATTCACCGCCGCACCAGCAGGGTCAGGGCGATGACGACGATGGCGATGGTGGCGATGATCTCGAGCGTGATCGCGGTCATGGCGTTGCCTCCGTTAGTCCGCGGTGCGGTGTGTGCGGCGGGTCCTGGTCGTCGATGAGGTCAGCGGTCAGCAGTGCAGCTGCGCGGCGCAGGTACCAGTGGGCGATGGGTTGGGCTGCCCATAGCGTCCATCCCGGATCGTCGGTCGCGTGGGGATGGGTGATCACGTAGTTGGCCAGCCGCAGCAGTCGACGGCTGAGCAGCAGTCGGCGTTTCACGATGGCCGCCGGAACAGGTCGAGGGTCGACGGTTCGCGGGTATTGCGGTGCCGGCCAAGGAAACTGCGGCCCTTGGCTGCGTTTTCGCTGCGGTACGGCGTGGGTGACGGCCGTCGGTGCACCACCGGGTCGTCGAGTGTCGCCCGGGTGATGGCGGATATCTCCCGCATGGCGTTGCTCAGACTGTCGAGCACATCCAAGGTGTACCGCATCGCCAGCATTAGGTGCCTGCGCGCGTCGTCGTCGGTTGGGTTCACTCGTCGTCCTCCACATCGAAGTAATACTCGGCGGCCATGTCCACGGCCCGGTGTATGTCGCGGGCGATGGAGACCAATGCGAGGGTGGAGGCGACGCTCGCCAGGGCGCCGACGTTGCGCAGGTCCGCAACGACTGGACCGCCGGGTGTGGCGTCGACGCCGGTTCCGGTCAGGCGTTGGATGGCGACGGCCAGGCGGTCGGCGATGGCGTCGGCGCGTGCTAGCGGGTCATGCATGGGGGGCATGTCCTTTCGGGTTAGTCGGGCAGTCCCGGATGGTCGGCGGGATCAGGTCCGGTGATGGCTGTGCGGTGGTATGGGTTCGGGTGGGCCGAGTCAGGTCGCGGCGGGATAGGGCCGATGGTGGTGCGGATTCCGTCGGGACCGGCGTCGCCTGCTGCGGCGTTAACCCGTCCCGTCCCGTCCCGTACGGGCGCGTGAGTGGTCGGACCTGTGGTCGACCAGTTGGTTTTCCCGTTGGTCGACCCGTTGGTCGGCGCGTTGGTTTCGTCGCTGGTCTGCCCCAGCGGCGGCAGGACGGTCATGGCGGCGGCCTCTGGTGTGCGGTTGCCCTTACGGCTGTTGCATGACCGGCAGGCGATCACCAGGTTCATGGCGCCGGCAGCGGTGGCGGGGTCGATGTGGTCCAGCACCATGCCGGCGCCGGAGCGCCGGTCGGCCCAGCGGGTTTTCGTTCCGCAGTAGCGGCAGCAGTCGCCGTCGCGGCGGCGGACCGCGGCCAGCAGCTCCCGGTCCCGCAGTTCGGCCTGTTTGGCGCGCTGGACGTCATATTCGCCGCGGGTCGGGTTCGACTGCAGGTAGTGGTGGATGGCGTAGTCGGCGCCGGTCGCCGGCCACAGGCGGCCGTCGAGGCATTCGCAGGTGTCGCCGCGGCGGTGCAGCAGCGGCGTCCCGCCACCTGGCGGATGGGTGAACGCCTCCCGGAGGCGTTTCGAGCGCAGGTGTTCGCGCACGATGAGCTCGGGTAGGAATCCGTCGGTCAGGTGCCGCGCGGCGTAGAGCATCATGCCGGTCAGGGATCCGAGGATCCGCATCGCGTCAGCGCGCGACCTCGCGATGTTCAGGATGATCGGGTCGTTGTCCAGGCCGTCATCGAGCCGGAGCCACGCCATGGCGGCCTCCTCTTCGTCGGTGTAGTGGTCGTCACACACGGATCAGCGGTCCCCGCTGCCGGCGCCACAGGCACGCGGCATCGACATCGCGGTTGCGCCACGGGTGCCCGGCGCCGATGAGCACGGCCAGGGCTTTGCGGCGACCGGCGGTGTAGGGGACGTCGGCACGGTCGAGTAGCTGCGCGATGACCAGCTGGGCGGGTGTGGGATGCACCGGGCGCAGGTCCCGTCCGATCCGCACGCCCCGGTTGCATGTCGGGCACGCGGCCTCGAGGTTCGACGGTGCGTCGACCGGGAACCCGCGGGGCGCGTCGGCCCGGCGGACTTTGTGGTTCACGTCGGTCGCGGTGGCGCCGCAACGCTGGCCGTCGCGGATCATCTGGCAGCGGTGGCCGTCACGGATCAGGATGGCGTCGCGGATCCGGCGCCAGTGCCGGGTGGAACCGCGACGGCTCAGGGCGCTCACGCTCACCGCTGGTGTGATTCCGGGTCGGGGCGGCGTATCACGTTGCTCGGGATCGTCGCCAGGACCATCAGGATTTTCGCGAACGTCCCCATCGATGGGCTGCATCCCTCCCACACGATGTCGATCTCCGGGAGGTCGACGTAATACGGATAGCGGCCGCGCAGCTGCAGGCGCCCCGGTGACCGGCCGCGTTTCCGGGCGCCGTCGTCGGCGCCGGGCGGCGGATCTTCCAGCCGCTGATCGTCGGGGGGCTGTTCGTCATCGGTCATCTGTCATGGCCTTTCTCGCGGATGGGCGTGGCCTGCAGGACGCCGTCCAGGTCCTGTTCCAGTTGCCAGGGCAGGACGGGCCGGTCGGCGAGGCGTTCGTACTCACGGCGCAGCAACATCCGCCCGATGCGCCGATCGGCGTCGTCGGAGATCGCGGCCAGGTGCCGGATGGTGACCTCACCCAGCGGCCGGCCCGGGTCGAACGGGTCGGGGCGGCTGGGGGTCACGTCCATCACGGCGATCGCGAGGCGGGAGCGGCCGGGTTCGGCCAGCAGCTGCGCGCCGAGCTCGGTCAGCGGCCCCCAGGATCGGCGGTGCAACGTGAGCTGCATCGTGGCCATGGCCGCTACCGCCGGCGGCGGTCATCGGCGGCGGGCATCATCGGCATTTCCAGCTGTTCGCCGAGGGTGGCCGGGATGGCGTGTGGGGCGTACCGGTCCCGGGCGCGGGCGGCCTGGCGGCTGGTGCAGGTGACGGCGTGCGCCACCCATCGCAGCTGGGTGGGTCCGACCTTGTCGCCTGGCCGGATCGCCCGCACCCGGGGGCCGGCGACGGACCGGTCGAGGATCAGGTTGCCGTCGGTGACCGGATGGGGGTCGATCGGCAGGTGGTGACCTTTTTCGGTGATCGTCCAGCGGATCGGCGCCTGGCACCATCGGCAGGTCGACAGGCGGCGTCTCATGACGCCCGCCAGCGGCTGCGGTGCGGTCGCGCCCCCGGCGGCGGTGCATCCCGTACCGCGTCCCAGTCGACTTCGCGGAACCAGTCCGCCAGGCGGTGGATCGCGTCGCCGGACAACATGGTCTTGCCGGGTGTGGGCCGGGACAGGAAATGTCGGGGGATCAGGCCGTCATGGATGAGTCTGCGCAGGGTGTCTGCGGATTGGCCGAGCCACGGGGCGGCATGGGGGATTGAGTAGAGGGTGAAGGTGTCGCCGCGTTGCGGCGGGGCGGTTTCTAGCGTGTATGACGGTAGGTCAAGATCGACTAGATCGTCATCGATGTGATGCCCGGACGGGACCCCCCCCCGTTTTCAGGTGCGGTTTCCGTCATTTCCGGATCACAGTCAGTCATCACGTCACATCCCCCGAACGTCGTGCGTGTCCCCCTATAACGGCACTGTAAGGCCCGTCACAGCAGGCAACGCGCAACCCGATCAGGACGTCACGCGGCCAGGTAATCGACCGGATGGCATCCCTGCTGGGCTGACGTACGGAAACTTACGGAATGTTTCGGAATCCACGTGCCGGTGCGGCCTGGTGCCGGCACGGACGTGAGCAGGTTCACCCGTTGGGGACGCTCACGCGGCGCGGAACTCCGGCAACATCACCAGGTTCCTGACGGATACGGCAGCAGATGGAAGCACGGTCGGCGTAGCAGCGGCGGCAGCTGATGCGTCGGGCCATGCCGACTCTGGCACCAGCTCGCTCATGGCGGCCCGGATCTCGGTCATGTCCTCATCGGTGAGCTCGATATAGTTTCCGGTCATCGTTTTCCTCCGGTGCCCCATGGCGGCGGCTAGGACCTCATCACCCAATGGTCGCTTCAGCCAGTTGGAAAAACTGTGCCGCATACTGTGCGTAGTGAGGTGCCGGGGCATCCCCTCCTCACGCATAGCCGTTCTGAGTTTCTTCAGATTCTTGTCATGTTGTTCGGAATGCCAGCGCGAACCTGATCGGTTCGGCAGCAGCAGACCTCCGGCATTATGTGCGCGGGGTGCGATGATGCGGCGCATAACCCATTCCGGTACGGGCACTTCACCCTCATCGCCGTTTTTACGGCCTGGCCGCTTGTCTCCGGCATCGCCCCAATGCTGTCTGACATGCAGAATGTTGCGGCTGTGATCGACGGCAGCCGGATCCAGGCATGATGCCTCGCAGTCGCGCAGGCCGGTGACCAGCATCGTAAGCAGCATGGCAGCCCACTGCGGATCTATCCGGTACGCGATACGCAGGCAGGTGGCGACTTCGGTCGGATTTCGCAGGAACTCCCGGCGCCTGCGGCCAAGTGCCCGCGGTATCTGCATTCCACGTAGCGGATTGGGCGCTATACGCAACGGTGGCGTGCCCGAGTTCTCGGTACATGCCCAGGTGAATACCGATGATAGGAATGTCCGTTTATCCGCGATGGTGTTTACGTTCAGCAAGGGGCTACGCATTAATTGGGCCTGCCAGCCCAGACATGTATCGGGCGCCGGGGGTTGGCGGTCGGTCTGGATTCCGGTCCGGATATCGGCGACGTTGGCGCTGCCCAGTGCCGTCGGCTCGATATAGCGCCGAATGGTCGACTGATGCTTTCGGAGACTTCCTTCGCTGAGCGGGCGCACCGATCCCTGTTTCCAGGTCAGATACCGCCAACAGGCATCCGCGACCGTGACGTGGGACCGGCTGGGCGATGGTGCCGGCGATGGAGCGGGTCGGGCCTCAGCGGAGGATTTCCAGCCCAGGCCGCAGGCGATGAACTGGTCGTGCGTCGGTGTCGCGCCGCCGTTGGCCGTGACCAGGGCCTGTAGCCGCTGGGCGAAGGCCAGGGCCTTGGCGTCGCCGAGCTCGCGGGTGTTGAACGTGTACGTGGGTCGTCGCGGTTTTCCCGCGGCCAGGGCGACGCGGTCACGTTCGGACCATCTGACCCGGTAGGTGGTCGTGCCGTCGCTGTTGCGCCGGATCTCGAGGGTCGCCGGGCTGCGTTTCGCCATATCGGGGGGCTCCTGTCATGTGTGCCTGCTGGACAGGCCAACACGACCGGCGCCGTCACGGGTTACGCGACCGGATCACCGAATCTGCCCCTCGGAGTGCATCCCCCATGCCCCTCGGACGGGTGTCGACCCTATTTCCGCAGGTCAGCGGTCACCATGACCGGATTGTTGTAATCCAGTTTCTGGACGGTCCTGACCTGCGGAAACGCACGATACCCGGACATCGTCACCCGTACAACTGCCGGAAATGTCCAGCTATCTCGATGTAGCTGATGGTGGGTCGGGTGCTGTTTGCCCCGCGGGGCAGACTCACAGGCCCGCAGATCCGGAACCTCCGGAACTGACATCGTCGCCCTTACGGGATGCCTTACGGCGGGCGGCTGCGGTGCCGCCGGCGACGTCGGCGATGTCGGTGCCGCAGACGCCGCAGACGATCAGCGTTTCGTCGGTGATCGAGATGACCTCCAGGGCCTCGCCGGCGTTCTCGCATCCCTCGACCTGACAGGTCGCGGTACGCGTCACGGCGGTCTTGGGCAGCGGCGGTGCCGCGTTCTGCCGCAGGCCCACACCGGTGGGTGTCATCTGGAAACACATCACATCGCAGGCCGCCGCCGACGCGGCGTTGGTCACGACGTTGACCGATGTGGTGCTGATGATCGCCACGTTGGCGTGGTAGGTCGTCGACCCGTACAGGTTGGCCGAACATGTCGGCGATGCGGTGAACCGGCCCGCCGGCAGTGTGATGGATGCGCCGCCCCCGCCGGTCGGGATGCTCTGATTGGCCGAGAATGAGGCGAACGGGATCGGTCGCCACTGCCCCCCGAACTGCTGCTGGATCACACCGTTGGGGCGCAGGATCAGGCCGACCGTTGTGGCGCCGGCCTTATAGACCTCGAATATCAATCCGCCGCCGGCGCCGGCAGGCACACCGATATAGCAGTCGTATTGGCTACCGGTATCGGTCCGTTTCAGCCGCAGCCACCGTTGCGTCGTGTCGGCTATATCGCCGATGACGAGATCCCCGGATGGCATGGTGAAACCGGATTTCAGCAGCGCCTCGACCTTGTCGCCGATGGCTTTCATCTGCGTCGGGCCGTCCGGCGCATTCGTGGAGTCCGGATATGGAATCCCGTAATAGGGGGTGCTGCCCATGGTCGTCGTCTCCTCATACCCAGGTGATATTCAGGGCGCCGGTCTGGCCCGACTGCGCCAGGGAGGCCAGGGCCACGAACGGGGCCGCGGTGGCGGTATAAATGCCGAGGCCGGCGGCGGTCCCGGCGATGATCTGATTAATCCAGGCGATCGGCACGGGCAGCCATGCCGCGGCGCCGACCGCGACCGTGCCGATGACAGTGGGCCCGGCCACCGATGTCGGGTCGGTTGTCGGGGCGGTTTTCGAGTTATGCAGATACACGCTGATGTTGGCGGGGTCGGCGGGTGTCCCGCCGCGGCGGTCGATGAATATCTGTGCGGTGGTCAGGGCCAGTCCGGTCATAGTGGCGGCGATCGCGTCGCCGTAGAACCATGCCCCCCTGTTGACGCCGGATCCGTCGTCGTCGCCGGATATGACGTCGGTGCGGTCGATGCGTCGGCCTCCGCGCCAGGTGCCGGCGTCCTGCGCGGGCCAGGTGATCGACCCACCAGCCGGGGCAGCTGGGGGCGTGGGGACGGGTGTCGGGGCGGTGCCGGTGGCCAGGGCCATGATCGCCCAGGCTTCGCCGATGTCGGTGGTGGCGACCAGGACCACGTCGCCGACGGCGGGTGTGAAATGCAGGCCGCGGCGCATGGACACGTTCGCGCCGTTGACGTTGACCTGCACCCGGGTGCCGGTCAGGAGCGCGGTGACGACGCCGGTGCGCAGGCTGGCAGCCGATGACGGTTTCGGGGCCAGTACCGCGGCCAGGTCGACAGGCATCCCGGCTCCTTCCCTATCGTGTCGGTGCGCTGGGCGCGACCTGGACGGTGGCGGTGGCGGCGCCGTCGGCGCCCAGCGGCAGTGTCAGGCGGCGGAGGCGGCCGGTGACGCTGCGCCGCGGGGTGACGACCGTGACGGTGGTCAGGCCGGGATCCATCGCCGGGTTCGGAAGGATCTCGATCGTGAGGTCCTGCTGCCGGGATTTCAGATAGGTCGCCAGCCGGGTCGTCGCCGCGGCCTGGGCCTGCGCCACGGTGGTGATCATCGGTGAGGCGTAGAACGCGGGGACCCGACGGAACGGCCCGTCCCACCGGGTCGGCGACGCCGGGTCGGTGTCATACGCGATCCCCTGCACCGGCGCCGCGTCGGTGTCCTGTTCGCCCCTGGCGACCACGGCGTTATACATGCCGTCGCGGGCGTACTCC